ATTGCAGACACTTTTAAAAAAGGTGACACTGTTTTGGTTGTTGGTGAGTTGGCACAAAGCACTTACACCGACAAAGAAGGCAAAGAAAAAACATCTATGGAGATTACAGTCAAAGATGTAGGTTTAATTCCTAAATTTGGAAAGCCAAAAGAACAAAAGCAATTTACATCTAAGGAGGCAACACCGTGGTAGATGATCTATTAAGCGCGGCTGAAGTATGCGAGCGTTTGAACATTACATTGAACAACTTACGACAGATCCAACACCGTAAGACACTTACATGGGTGCAGAAGTCAGGCCGTAATGTGTTCTACACAAAAGATGATGTTGAAAACTATTTTTTAAAGCGCCAGGAGCGTAATCAAGGCTAACATCTTCATGTGATTGTTATTGAAGAAGAAGTAACCGTGGCTCAGATAGATGAATGTCTGAGCCATGTTTACGCCATGCTTAAAACAGATGAATTTGGCAACCGCATGGATTGGCGCAAAAAAGAAATGCTTACAGAGCAATTAGATGAATTGCTTGATGCGCGTTTAAATCTTGTAAGAACTGGTAAACCTTGATAAGTTACGCAAGTGAGAAAATCTCACAACTTCACGCTAGGGAAACATAAGTACCTAGTGCGAGTGCTGGACACAGCCCACATTCTTTATGAGTGTGGGTTTTGTTCTTTCAATTTGCAGGAAACTTTTTAAAACATTAACATTTACACATTATGGTAGAAATTACGCAAGAGTTAGTAGAAAAAGAAACAACCATAATTGAGTTGCGCCATGAAGGCTATGTGTGGCGTGAGATAGCAGTTATGGTGGACATGAGCATTGCAGGCGTTGTAAAGGCTTACAAGCGCGCTCTTATGCGCCACCCTATTGCCACAATAGAGGAACACCGTGAACTGGAATTAGACCGCCTGGATAATCTTCAGCGTACCTATTGGCAACCTGCCGTGGCTGGCAATCTTAGAGCGGCAGATTTTGTTCTACGCGTAATTGATAAGCGCGCAAAGTTATTAGGCTTAGATGCACCATTGAAGGTACAAGCAGAGGTGGTTACTTATGACGGATCAGACCTGGACAGAGAAGTTGAGCGAGTCGCAAGACTTATTGAAGCAGGAAACATCAGAGACGCAATTGACATTGCAACCATCACTGAACTCACGGATAACAGCAAGCCGTTGGATATGGAAAAACAAACTAGCCAGGACAAACCAACTACCGCCTGAAGGTGATTGGAACATTTGGCTTGCAATGGCAGGCCGTGGATTTGGCAAAACAAGATTAGGCGCAGAAGAAATAGCCTGGCAAGCAATCGTTCAACCCGCTACTAGATGGGCTGTTGTTGCTCCTACTTTTTCAGATGCTAGAGATACATGTGCAGAGGGTGAGTCAGGCATAGTTGCAGTGCTACAGCGTTACCAAATGCTTCAGAATTACAACCGTTCCATTGGCGAGATCCTGCTCAAAAACGGTAGCCGCATAAAGTTATTTAGCGCAGATAACCCTGAGCGCTTTAGAGGCCCACAGCATCATGGGGCTTGGTGTGATGAGTTAGGTGCATGGCGCTATCAAGATGCCTGGGATCAATTGCAATTTGGCCTACGCCTGGGAAAGAAACCGCGGGTTATTGTCACCACTACACCGCGTTCTACGGCGCTTATACGCATGCTTGCAGGGCGTACAGATGGATCAGTGACTATTACCAGGGGATCTACATTTGATAACGCCGCAAATCTAGCCCCTAGCGCATTGATGGAGTTACAAGCCCGCTACAACGGCACACGATTGGGTAGGCAAGAACTTTATGGAGAGATCCTTGATGATGTTGAAGGCGCGTTATGGACTAGAGGTTTGATTGACCGTACACGCATTGATAAAGCCCCAACTATGGCGCGCATTGTTGTAAGCGTTGATCCTGCCGTAACTAACTCAGAGCGATCAGATGAAACAGGCATTGTTGTTGTTGGATCTACCGCAGATGGGCAAGGTTATGTAATGGGAGATTACTCATTTAGAGGATCACCGTTGCAGTGGGCTACAAAGGCAGTAGAACTATTTGATGCATACAAAGCAGATGCAGTTTTGGTTGAAGTAAACCAGGGCGGTGACATGGTGGGCGCAGTGCTAAAGCAGGTAAGGCCAACATTACCTATTAGAGAAGTGCGAGCGCATGTGGGTAAGAAACTTAGAGCAGAACCAGTAGCGGCTATGTATGAGCAAGGGCGTATTCACCACATTGGAGAGTTTGCAGAGTTAGAAGATCAGATGTGTACCTGGACTGTAGATGAACCAAACTCACCTGACCGCATTGATGCAATGGTTCAGGGTTTTAGCGATCTATTAGGAAAAGTTACAGTTAGTAATTACTTTAATGCAATTGCTAATCATTGCCCTAAGTGCGGGTTGCCAATGCCTAAATCATTTACACATTGTTCAGCATGTAGAACCGCTATGATTAGCCCAAATTCTGAGGTGTCACAGGGAGCGTAATGGCTGACAATTACAACACAATAATTGATCAAGGCTCTGACTGGTATCGCAACTTTCTTTACACACAACCTGCAATTATTACAAATGTAGTAGGCAATGGTGTATCAATTACATTTACCGCAGAAAACGGATTTAGTGCAGGGCAAACTGTTTTTATTCAGGGCATTTTGCCTAGCCAATACAATCTAGGTAACGCAACAATTGCTACACGCACATCAACACAGTTCACAGTAGAAAATCCCGCATCAGGTTTATATTTACAAGGCGGTGATGCATTAAGCGCTGTAAACATTACTGGTTATACAGCGGCTATGCAGTTGCGCTCGCTACCTAATGACACTATTGCGGTTTTAACGCTTACACAGGCAAGCGGTATTACAATAGATGGGCCAACTGGAACTCTTGCAGTAAGAGCAACAGCGGCACAAACGGCGGCAATTAGTGCAGGCCCGTATTATTATGATTTAGAGATAACATCACCTACTGGCGTAAAAACCCGTATTGTTCAAGGTGAATTAAATGTAAACGCAGAGGTGACAAGATGACATACAACCCAAATAACTTTTTAAACAACCCAAACCCTGTTGGAACTCCCAATGTCATTGTTGTTACGCCTGGGCCTGTCGGTTCACAGGGTATTCAAGGAGCATCAGGCACAAGCGTTACTATTCTTGGTTCTTATCCAACTTATGCCGCATTAGTTGCCGCACACCCAACAGGAAACATTGGTGATGGATATTTAGTTGAAGGTGATTTGTATGTTTGGAATGGAACTAACTGGGAAAATGTTGGAAACATTCAAGGCCCACAAGGTATTCAAGGATCAACTGGCCCACAAGGTTTAGCAGGTATTCAAGGCTTTGGTTTTGCACAAGCACAAGGCACACAAGGTATTCAAGGTGTTATTGGCATAACAGGATCGCAAGGTGTTCAAGGTACAACCGGTATTCAAGGTGATTTAGGTATTCAGGGAACGCAAGGCATTACAGGTGCGCAAGGAATTATTGGTGTGCAAGGCGCAACAGGCACACAAGGATTTAACGGAACACAAGGAATAACCGGTGCGCAAGGCACTATTGGCGTACAAGGTGCAACTGGTACACAAGGTTTAATTGGTTTGCAAGGAACTATTGGCGCACAAGGAACACAAGGTACTGTTGGTGTTCAAGGTTTAGTTGGCGTACAAGGAACATTAGGTACACAGGGCGTTACTGGTTTACAAGGTACAACAGGTGTAACAGGATCACAGGGAACAATTGGATCTCAAGGTTTAGACGGTATTCAAGGAAGCACTGGCACTATTGGTAATACAGGAGCGCAAGGAACACAAGGCGTAATTGGATCACAAGGTATTGAAGGTATTCAGGGCCACACAGGAGCGCAGGGAACTCAAGGTGTGCAAGGCCATGACGGTACGCAAGGTATTGAAGGCGTACAAGGTCACACAGGTGCGCAAGGTACGCAGGGAATTCAGGGCCATGATGGTTCACAAGGCATCACCGGTATTCAAGGTGCAGTTGGCACACAAGGTACACAAGGAATTCAAGGCCATGATGGTGCGCAGGGAATTACAGGATCTCAAGGTTTAGAAGGACATCAGGGATTAACTGGTATTCAGGGCATTATTGGTTTGCAAGGTGTGCAAGGTGCTGTTGGTATTCAAGGATTTACTGGCACACAGGGCGCAACAGGTGATCAAGGTGTTCAGGGCATTGAAGGTATGCAAGGAACACAGGGAACACAAGGCTTGCAAGGTGTTCAAGGTTTAATTGGCGCTCAAGGTTTACAAGGCGTACAAGGCAACACAGGTGTACAGGGAACAACTGGCGCAGGTGGTGTGCTTGGTTATTACGGTTCTTTTTACACAAACGCAGATCAAACATTGGCTTTGCCTAATACTGGCTACCCTGTTGCAATTGCATCAACAGACATTGCAAGCGGCGTAAGTCTCTCTAATACTTCACGCGTTAATTTTGCACACGCTGGTACTTACAATGTTCAATTTTCAATGCAATTAAGTTCAAGCAATTCAAATGCAAAATTTGTACAAATTTGGCTTGCTAAAAATGGAACAGCAATTCCTGAAACCGCAGGACAAGTAACTGTTGTAAGCAACGCATCTTCTTATCTACCTGCATGGAATTATGTTGTTAATCTTGCAGATAATGATTATCTTGAGTTGTATTGGGCCGCTGATGACACTGGTGTTGTTATGGACGGCACAATTACACCTATTGATGGCGCACCTGCCGCTCCTTCTATTATTTTTACAGCCACACAAGTTGCTTATGCAATTCAAGGTGCAACAGGTGCAACAGGATCTCAAGGCATAACTGGAACGCAGGGTACAACTGGCTTACAAGGTGTTGAGGGTATTCAAGGCGAAAACGGAATACAAGGCACAACTGGAACGCAAGGCGCTCAAGGCGTTATTGGTTTACAGGGAATTCAAGGAACTGTTGGAGCGCAAGGTGAAACTGGCACTCAAGGTTTGACTGGTATTCAGGGAACTGAGGGTATTCAAGGAATAGAAGGCGCTCAAGGAATTATCGGAATTCAAGGACATGACGGAACGCAAGGCGCTACAGGAACTCAGGGCGCTGTTGGTTTGCAAGGTACTCAAGGAATTCAGGGTCATGATGGAACTCAAGGTTTAGAGGGAACTCAAGGCATTGAAGGAACTCAAGGCTTAATAGGTATTCAAGGCCATGACGGAACTCAGGGTACAACTGGCACACAGGGTTTAGAAGGTATTCAAGGCATAACTGGCACACAGGGTACGCAGGGCGTACAAGGACTTGAAGGAATTCAAGGCACTGATGGTATTAACGGCGCACAAGGAACTATTGGAACACAAGGCACTAATGGAACAAATGGTGTTCAAGGTACTACTGGCATGCAGGGTACGCAGGGCCTTGATGGTATTCAAGGTACTGAAGGTTTGCAAGGTATTGAGGGAACTCAAGGCACACAGGGCTTAACAGGTACTCAAGGCGCTATAGGAGAAACAGGCGCTCAGGGTGTTCAAGGCACTGTTGGTATTCAAGGCACAAATGGTTTGCAAGGTACTGAAGGGTTGCAAGGAACTCAAGGCTTGCAAGGAACGCAATCAACACAGGGCCTACAAGGTAGTATTGGTACTCAAGGTACAACAGGTTCACCTGGATCAGACGCAACAGCATTACCCGCTATTCTTATGCTCGGTGGAATGTAAAAAGGAGAAATAATGCCAACAACATACAAAGTATTAGGACAGGTAAACCCTGCGGCTACTACTGCAACAACGCTTTATACAGTGCCAGGAGCCACACAAGCGGTTCTTTCTTCTGTTGTTGTTTGTAATCAAACAGCGGTTGCGGCAACATTTCGCATTGCTGTACGCATTGCTGGTGCATCACTTACCGCGGCGCAGTATGTTGCCTATGATGTAACAGTAGGTGCTTCTGACTCAACGGCATTAACACTAGGTTTAACAATGGGCGCGGCAGATGTTTTGACTGTTTACGGTTCAACAGCAACACTTTCCTTCTCTGCCTACGGTTCTGAAATTGCTTAAAGATGGCCGTATCAAGGGCAAAAACATCATCTATTCTACAAGGGCTACCAAAAAGTAGATCTTTTCTTGCGGGGCAATCTTCTTTGCCAACAGTTCCTACTATTGGCACTGCAACAGATGTTGGCACTTCACGCGCTTACAACAATGGAGCGGCAACCGTAACATTTACCCCCGGCGGGATTGTTGGCACAAGTTATACAGTCACTTCTAGCCCTGGTGGATTTACTGCATCAGGTGCGGCTTCACCATTGACTGTTACAGGACTTCAATCAAGCACTTCTTATACTTTTACTGCAACTGCAACTAATGCTGTAGGTACAAGCATTGCTTCTGCCGCATCTAACAGCATTACAGCCACTACTGTTCCACAAGCGCCAACAATCGGAACGGCAACGGCTGGTAACGCAAGCGCAACTGTTACTTACACAGCAAATGCAACAGGTGGTAAAACTGTAAGCGCTTATACAGCCACATCTTCACCTGGATCATTTACTGGAACAGGATCATCACCAATTACTGTTTCAGGATTATCTAATGGAACGGCTTACACATTTACTGTTACAGCGACTAACGCAAATGGAACATCTACTGCATCTGCCGCATCTAACTCAGCAACACCTGTTAATCCTGCCCCTACTAGCGTTACATACCTTGTTGTTGCAGGTGGTGGCGGAGGTTCAGGCGGTAGTGGTTGCGGTGGCGGTGGTGCTGGTGGTTATCAAACTTCAACACTTGGTGTATCGGCTGGAGTTGGTTACACAGTAACAGTTGGCGCTGGCGGCGCTGGAATTGCTGGTACTCCAACTGGAACGGCTGGAAATAGTGGTAACAATTCAGTATTTTCTTCAGTCACTTCAACTGGTGGTGGCGGTGGCGGTAAAGTAGGTCTTAACGGTTTAAACGGCGGTTCAGGTGGCGGTGCTGGTTCTTCAATGGGCGGTACTACTGGCGGTACTGGAATAGCAGGACAAGGATTTGCTGGTGCTAATACAGGTTTTATGGGCGCAGGTGGTAGTGGTGGAGGTGCTAGTGCTGTAGGTACAGTAGCCGCTGGCGGTAATGGTTCTACAACTTCTATTAGCGGTACATCTACTACTTACGCAGGTGGTGGCGGTGCTTCATATGGAACTAGTAGCACTGGTGGTGCAGGTGGTACAGGTGGTGGTGGAACAGGTGGAGATACTCCTACCTCCGGAACAGCAAATACTGGTGGTGGAGGAGGCGCAACTCGCCAAGGTGCAGTTGTTAGCGGTTCGGGCGGTTCAGGCATTGTAATTATCTCTTACCCAAACACATTTCCTAACGCTACTTCAACAACTGGCTCACCTACGCTTACAAATGTTGGCGGGAATAAGATTTACACCTGGACTGGAAGCGGGAGCATAACTTTTTAATGGCATTTACAAGAGCAAAGAATTCTTCATTAACTACACTTAACAAATACGATAACGCTCTTGCTGGCCTGCCTGGAAAAATGGCTGTTCCAACTGCAACAAATGTGGGAACAAGCCGCCCATTTAACAACGGTTCAGCCTCAGTTGCTTTTACGGCACTTCCTGCTACCGCGGGTATAGCGATAACTTCTTACACAGTTACATCTTCTCCTGGCGGTTTTACAGCAACAGGGGCTTCATCACCTTTAACTGTAACTGGCTTGCAATCAAGCACCGCTTACACATTTGCTGTTGTTGGCACAAATGTAAATGGTGCAGGTGCGGCTTCTGATGCTTCTAATAGCATTACTGCAACTACAGTTCCACAAGCACCTACTATTGGAACTGCTACCGCAGGAAATGCAACCGCAACTGTCACTTATACAGCGGGGGCAACTGGCGGATCAGCGGTAACTACTTACACAGCAACATCATCTCCTGGTGGTTTTACAGGAACAGGTGCAAGCCCAATTACAGTAAGTGGTTTAACAAATGGAACCGCTTATACATTCACAGTAACGGCAACTAACGCTAATGGAACATCTATTGCTTCATCTGCATCTAACTCAGTAAGTCCTATCAATCCTGTAACACCTAGCGTTACATATCTTGTTGTTGCTGGTGGTGGCGCTGCTCCTTCTGGTGGCAACAACGGTGGTGCTGGCGGTGGTGCTGGTGGTTATCGCACCTCAACAGTTGCGGTACCCGCGGGAACTAGCCTGACAGTAACGGTTGGAGCAGGTGGTGCTGCAAACCCAGGCTTCACTGAAAACACTGCCAACAGTGGTTCTAGTTCAACATTTTATACTATTACATCAACAGGTGGCGGTGGTGGCGGTGGTTTCCTTGCAAGCGGTGTTGCTGGCGGTTCAGGTGGTGGTGGTGGTAGAACATACGGAACTGGTTCTGTAATTCCTGGCGGTGCTGGAACTGGTGGTCAAGGAAACAATGGTGGTAGTGTGGGTGCATCTGGGTTTATAGGCGGTGCTAGTGGTGGTGGCGCTGGAGGAGTAGGTGTAAACAGCGTTGATAACCTTGCAAAAAATGGCGGCGCTGGTCTTGCTTCATCTATAAGCGGTGCATCTGTTGGGTACGCTGGCGGCGGGGCAAGTGGTGTTGCCGGCGGAGTTGGAACTTCTGGTGGCGGTTCGTCACAAACAAATGGAACTGCAAACACAGGAGGCGGCGCTGGTGGTGGTAATACTACTGAATTTTCTGGTGGCTCAGGTGTTGTAATTATTTCTTATCCAAATACTTACAATGATGCTACAGCAACAACAGGTTCACCATCATTTAGTAACATTGGTGGAAACAAAATATACAGATGGACAGGAAGCGGGAGTATTACATTCTAATGGCACACTTTGCAGAACTAGACGATACAAATATAGTCAAGCAGGTAATTGTTGTACACAACAATGAGTTACTTGATGAAAATAATGTAGAGCAAGAACAAAAAGGTATTGATTTTTGCGTTGCTCATTACGGCGGCAATTGGGTTCAAACTTCTTACAATGGAACTATTCGCAAGAACTATGCAGGTATTGGTTCTACTTATGACCCAATCCGTGATGCTTTTATTTCACCTACTCCATTTTCGTCTTGGATATTAAATGAAACAACCTGTCAATGGGAAGCACCAACACCACGCCCAACAGATGGCAAAGATTACTATTGGAAAGAGCCATCTTTATCTTGGGTTGAAGTCCCAACCTTTCCTGAACCTAATGAGGATTGGGTAGTTTAGTGGCTTATTTCTACCTGCACTTTAGTAAAAATGCTGAAGCGCCGTGGAATGTTCTTGAAACAAATGCTAATAAAACAGAAATTATTAGCGGAAAAGGTGCAACTGAAATAGAAATAAATGTACCTTGTAAAACATTTGCAAATAGATACCATTACTTTGCTTGCGAAGGTGAAGTTACATGGGAAGGTACTAAGGCAATAATCAACGCACCCACAACATTCCAACATCAGCCGTTGGTCTAAGCCCTGCAATTTTCCAACCGCCATCAATCCAATCATCTGATGTAAGTTGATGCCAGGCGTTTAACTGGTTGATGTTATCGGCTTGCAATTCTCCCCATACTTTAGGCTGTTCTAAATGGTTCACAATGTATTGTGCCGCCATTTCCCGATAGCCCAGGGTAAATAAATAATCTAATTGTTCTTCATGCTCACGCATGGTTTCAAATGTCCATTCAAAACACAGCGTTCCATATTTGCGCGTCATACCGTTAAACACTGACCACTCAGCACCTTCAACATCAATCTTGATAAGGTCAGGATTGCCGTATGTATCTGCCAGGGTGTCTATGGTGATTGTGTTTACTTCTATTTCGCGGTGCGGCTTTCCTGCGTACGGCATGCTCTCTGCGGTAAGCCAATCTTTGTTCAGGGTGCTTAACCCATCTTCATCTGCCTCATAAAACTTTAGGCGCTCGCCATCTTTGTCACTCACTGCCATTCTAAGCGGCACAACATTAGGGTTATAGATAAAGTTACCAACCAACTTTGAATAAACCCGTGGTGCGGCTTCTAGGGCTATTACGCGGTATCCCTGTTCAAGCCCGGCAATGACTGCATCACCACGATTAGCCCCAATATCAAATAGAAGCATTGCCTATCCTTTCAAGGTTATGTTGAACTGCGGATTTGTACCCTGGATCTATGTCCATTGCATTAAGACGGCCTAGTATTTGAATACTTTCATCTTTGCGCCCTATCCACCAGGCGGCTACTGCCTTTTCAAACAAAAGAACATACTTACCTTCATAACCAACACTGACAGGTAGCGGGGTATTGAGTTGATTGTGCAATCCAATGTTTGCCCATGTGTAACACTCCTGCCACTGACCTAAACGCTCATGGAATTGAGCAAGCAAGAAATAACCTTCAGGGCGGTAAGGCAAATACGCCACAGCCTGCAATAAACAATTACTAACAGTTGCCTGACGGTCATTTTGGTCATCAAAACAATGCGCCACTTTTAGTAAAGATGTGTACACAAGGGTAGGGTGGCTTTCAATACCGTATTCAGCGGTGCGCAAATAGAAAGAAACCGCTGAGGCTGTTTGGTTTTGCCTCTCATATTCCACGGCTACATCAAAATTAAGCGCTGGATTGAATGGATCTTTAGACAGTTGTATAACTAACTGCTCAATTCTCATAGGCCATTGCCTCCATAATCAGATCTTCTACTACTAATTTAGGCACTTCAAGCACAAAAGCGGCGTTATCTTGGAAGCCAAATGAGACTAAAAGGTTGCCGTTATGGACTGCCGCACCTACACAGAACTCAACGCGAGCATCTAAAAATGAAAATTCCTTGCTTAGCCCTACAACATTGAGTTCCTGATCCCACACAACTAAGCGGTGACGGTAGATAGCATCTTTTTGCTTGAGGTAATTCTTAAATAGATCTACCTCATGGGTAATTGAAATGTACATACTGCCCCACCGTATGACCTGACTAGATCCACGCTGATCTTTGTAAGGTATGGCTGT